CGTGTTCTGCTTCCTGAAGGAGGTGGTGCAGGCGCTGAAAGCGGAGTTCAGGGATGCCGTCACAGTGACGGGCGATGACAACGACAGGCAGAAGCAATGGGCGGTGGACAGGTTCCAGAGCGATGAGAGCTGCCGTCTTATCATCCTCAACTATCGCAGCGGAGGCACGGGTCTGACATTGACAGCGGCGAGTAACGTTCTGTTCGTGGAGTGGCCATGGACGGCGGCAGATTGCAGTCAGGCCGAAGACCGAGCCCATCGCAACGGGCAGAAGAACGCTGTGAATTGTGTGTACATGCTTGGTGATGGTACCATCGACGAATACATGTACAAACTGATAGAGCAGAAGCGTGAGATATCAAACGGGGTGACAGGCACCGAGGAGGATGTCGAGGAGAAGAAAATCTCCACCCAGGATATGGTATTCAACGCTGCTATGGATATTTTCGGTAAGAACTTATAAAAGACAAAGTGATATGGTTTTAAGTGAATATGAGGCGAAGCGTCAGGAGCTCGATGCGAAGATGCAGGAGCTGAATACGATGGAGAGTGAGAAGAAAATGGAATTGAGTGTTAAGTATCAGGCCGAGTGCAAGAAGATACAGGCCCAGATAGGTCAGCTTAAGAAGAAGCAGAAGGACCTGCTGAAGACGTACCAGAATGACAAGGCTTGGTTCCATCAGAAGTTCAAGAAGGAAAAAGAAGACGTAACGAGCAAGATGCATTTGTTACGTTTGGAGTATCTGACGGTGAACAATATCAAATGTAAGGAGACGGAAAATGAGAACAGGGATGAACAGACTGACGAATGAGCTGGAGATCTACCTCGACAAGGAGGAGGCCGAGCAGATGCAGCAGATGGTGAGAGGTGCGAGCATCGTCCATAAGAGAATGTTCCAAAAGATTCTGGAGGAGCAGCTATGAGACCGCCATCGGAGAGACAGATACAGATCGAGTGCGTGAGCTGGTTCCGTATGCGGTACCAGGAGGCGAGCAAGGTTTTCTTTGCAGTCCCCAATGGCTCATTCAGGAACCCGTGGACGGCGAAGAACCTGCGAGACGAGGGTGCTCTGTCAGGTGTGGCAGACCTCATCCTGCTGGTGCCGAAGAAGGGCTACGCATCGCTCTGCATAGAGATGAAGAAGCCGGGCGGCAGGGTGTCGGATTCACAGAAAACGTTTTGCGAGGCCGCTAAGGCGTTTAAAAACAAGTACGTGGTATGTTACTCGGTCGAGGAGTTCAAAACGGCTGTAAGGGAATATTTGGAGTAAATAACGGTAATTTAAAAGTAATATTATGGCTAAAGGATTTGAAGTGAAACGGTTTATGACGGTCGATATGGGGCTGTCGGGTAATAACTTGGTGGTGTTCGCCTTCCTCTGGAATGAGACGGACGGCGGCATGAAGACCTACACGGATGGGTATATGCGCATCAGCGAGGCGGCTGGTGTGACGGTGCCGACGGTGTACAATGTCCTGGAGAAGCTGAAGGGCAGGGGGATGATCACCTACGACAACCTTCAGGATGGCATCGAGATTGTGAAACAATTTTAAAAGATAAGGGGTTTCCTTATGACTTTCGGAAAAGTTTCCTATCTTTGTGGCAATTTTTAAAAATCATTAAAAGTAAACGTAAAAGGCAGCGACTATGAGCAATAATTTGTATTTTTGCGGCGTCAAATCATACGAGCGGTACGAAGCCGCTGCCCAAAAGCAGCGTTTTTTGTGCCCCTATATTATAGTTAATTCTAAGCGCAAGGAGTGGGTAAACGGTAACGTCCCCAAGGTCTCAGCTCGTGTGAACCTGACAGCTCCCACTGCGCTTTCTTTGTTTAATGTCAAATTATACGAGTTATGAACGAGCAAGAGAAGAACGCCGTGATTGCTGGCGTTGAGAAGTTACAAGCAATCGATGATTTCCTGAACGATTGGTACTCTGTTACCGACTTGTACGAGACTGCGGCTAATGCGGCTAATGTGTTGATGGAGGCTGCACACCTGCACCAGTTCAGCCATGACGATCTGGGCTACCTTAATAGGCTGTTGGATCAGCATGTCATGCTTGCGAACCTTTTGAAGAAAGTACAGGGAAAGGAGGAACAGGTATGAACACGTTAATACATCATGAGGCAAAGGACGATATGGTAAGAGTACCTCGTACCCTGATAGAAGACAAAACGTTATCTTCCCGAGCAAAGTTTATTTTCATCTTGATATTAGCCATGAAAGATGATGAACCAAGCATTGGTAAATTGCCCTTATTAACTGGATTGAATTATGGTACCGTACTCAAATACCTAAAAGAATTAGAGCTTGCGGGGTGGATTGAGCGTAAAACTATCAGAGATGAGCGGAAACGTATAGCTGGCGTTGAGTATGTCATCCATTATGAAAAAGCGTGAGCCCATGTTGGTAGGTGAGATTATAGCGCAGGCGGTCAGAGAAGGCCGCTTGCTTAAATCATTAACTAAAGACGTAAAAGATGACACAAGGATTCAATATAAAGTTTGCGACTAATTATAGTATCGATGAGGCGATTATGGTTGAAATCCTATACTGGTGGATTTTAAAGAATGCCTGCAACGAGGATATGATTAAAGATAATAAAGTGTGGTGTTATTGCTCATCCAAAGGTTTTGAGAGGTATTTGCCGTATATGAGCTGGCAGAAGATACGGCGTACTCTCAAGAAGGTTGAAGACGGAGGCATTCTGGTAACAGGAAACTTCAACAAGAGACCTACGGACCAGACTCTTTGGTATGCCTTTTCACATGAAGGAATTGAGATACTCGAAGGTTATGGCTACGATTTTTCAAAAATGAAAAATGGAATTTTCAAAAATGAAAAATCTAATATTAATAATATAAATCTTATTAATAATAAAAAGAATAATAAAGAAGAAGAAAAAAGTATATCTAACGATATACCAAAAAAGGAACAGAGACATAAAAATTTTGTTAAGCCTACGATAGAAGAGATTGAGGCTTATATCAAGTCGATGGGTTATAAGTCATCCGCAGAGGAGTTCTTTAATTATCACGAGGCTGGTGGCTGGGTTATAGGTCGTAACAGGCCGATGATAGACTGGCGTGCTGCTGTACGTACTTGGGAGAGCAAAGAGAGGAAGAAACGCCCGACAGCCTATGATGTCAATCCAGAGGACAAGATTAAAGAAATAAAGTTTAAGTCTTATATGAGGGAGAAATACCCAGATATAGAGACGGCTCAAAAGCCTCTCTCCTTCGACGGTTATATGGAGCTTGTCAGTGATTATGGAGTGGATTATGTGACGGAAAAGCTCGATTATATAGTGACCTATTTCGGAAAGTATAAGGACTGTGACATATACAGGCTTATAAAGAGTTGGTTGTCTGGCGACGGGAGGGATTGACCATGAGTGAGAGAACGGATTTTCTTCATAATGTAGAGGCCGAGCGCGATGTCATGGGGGCGTGTATCACGTCTCCGATGATCTGGGAGGCGCTGGGCGAGAGGGTGACGGCAGACCTCTTCACGGATGCGTCATGCCGTCAGGTGTACTCCATCATCATGCAGATGCAGAAGGAGGGCAAGCAGCCGGAACTCACGGATGTGGGCATGCGCTTCAGCGGCAAGGGTGGTGACATCGGCCTGTTCTTCATCGAGGGTGTGCCGTCGTATGAGATGACGAAGCAGAGGCTTGACTATCTGGTGGAGCTGCGCAAGAAGCGTGAGCTTTACGAACTGTCATGTCGAGGCATCAAGGTGGCGACGGACCCGACGGCATCGGTGGATGAGTGTGCGGAGCTGATCAGCCGTTTCTCGGCAGTCACGGATGATGAGCAGAAAGAGGTGCGCTTCGATATGGCCGTTAAGATGCTGGGAAACGACATCGCCGGACGTATGGAGGGTAAGGTGCGCAAGGGTATCATGACAGGCCTGCATGTATTCGATGTGCGCTACGGATTCCAGAGGGGTGACTTCGTGGTATTGGGTGGCGGCACGTCGATGGGTAAGACCACGCTGGCTGTGCAGCTGACGAAGAACATCGCCCAGAGGGGTGTCCCCGCGTGCTACTATTCCTTTGAGATGTCGATGATGCAGCTGGCGGCGAGAATCCTTGCCTCTGATGTCGGGGTGTCGGCATCGGAACTGCTGCACGGAGAGTTCAAGCAGCCTGACTTCGACAAGTTCTATGACAGAAGCGCAAGGATGAAGGACCTGCCGATATATTTCGACGAGCGTAGCCGTACCAGCTTCCACAACATCTGCCTGTCCATCCGTAAGATGGTGAAGGCGCACGGGGTGCGGCTGTTCGTCATCGACTACCTGCAGATACTTGTCAATGGTGCGGCAGAGAACCGTGAGCAGGTCACGGCGGATATGGCGCGAGACCTTAAGCGTCTGGCGGTGGAGCTGGACTGCTGCATCATCGCCTTGTCGCAGGTGTCGAGGTCGAAGAACGGCGGGGCTCCTTCGGTGAACAGCCTGCGAGGCTCTGGGCAGATCGAGGAGGCTGCGGACATGGTGGTGTTCATCAGCAGGAAGAAGAGCGAGCCGGAGCGTGCGAAGCTGGAGATCGCCAAAGGCCGTAACGTCGGTGTTGGCAGCGATATGGTGCGTTTTGATGCGCGGCTGTCAGTCATCGCAGACTTTCAGGCTGGAGACCCAGGTGCGCAGTACAAGGAACAGAACGAACAGCTGCCATTCTGATGATGAGGTGCTATATATACTACAACTGCCGATGGGAGGACATCAGGCGCATAGAGGAGCGCTTCGGCATCCCTCATTGCGTGACGGTGAACGGTGAGACGTGCAAGCCCGTGGATATCAGGGAGGAGGACGTGGAGCTGCTGAAGGAGACCCAGAGGCGGGGATACATACAGATAAGGATCAAGGATGATACCGTTTGAGTTGTTGGGCTACGCGATGGTTATGGCGACCCGTTTTATTATTAATTTCCTAATAGTAGTAGAGAACAAAGGTTATGGAGACGACGATACAGACATCGGGTTATGTTAGCGGGCAGGCGCTCGCAGGGTTTCGGGGTGGCGTGAACGACATCCTGATGAGGTCGGAGAACGACAAGGCGGAGAAGCTGGCCGATGAGGTGGCCAAGCATTTCTGGCCGATGATAGGCACGGCGAACCAGGTGGCATACGAGGCCATCGACGAGGCCGTGGAGGAGATGCGGGCGGCGGGCATGCTGCGGCAGCAGGAGAAGGTGAAGGCATTGAAGGCGTTGGAGGAGTTCGAGCGTTACCAGAAGAGGGCATACGAACATTTCAAGGCGATAGACGATGACAGGTGGCCGCTGTGGCAGGACCTGACGGTGAATGCGGCGGCGAGGTTGCAGCCCGACGTGAAGCGCCTGTACTTTGCCATCAAGAACGAGCTGGACCGATGCGGGGTGCATAACAGCCGTGTCTATGCGAGCATACAGACGGGGCTGGCTCTGGTGACGCTGGCGACATTGATGTTCGACACGATGATGTCGCAGTTCCAGCGTCAGACGCTTGTCAATATCACGCATGCATTCAAGCCTGGAAGGCTCACAGCGATGGAGAGCTGCTGGAAGGCCGTCGGGGAGATCACGGGCAAGCGATGCCTGAAGGATGTGAACCTCAGGGACAACGAGCAGTGCCGTCTGGGTGTTGAGGTGATACTGCAGCGGTATGAGAAGGCGGATTTCCTGAACGAGGCGGCAGGGGTGGCATTGAGGCACAACCCCGATGTATTGTCGCATGAGGAGCGCAAGGCATTCCTTCAGGATGACGATTTGTGGAACCAAGAAAACAGTGAAAGCGTATGAAACAGATGACAGTCGATGAGCTGATCGGGACCGAGGTGTTCCGTGAGGAGGTTGAGAAACAGCTGGAGATGGAGAAGGCGAGCCATAAGGAGGCGGCGGTGGGCGCGCTGATGCAGGGTGTGAGGTTGAAGCGCTCTCCGTTTGACTCGCTGATGGAGCGTGGCATCATGGATGATACGGACGAGGTGGTGATGTTGTACCGTGGGGTGCTGAACCGTGCCGTGGTGGGTCTGTCATCATCGGAGCGTAACTACATATCGGCCTTGGGGTACATCGCAGGCAGGCGTGCAGCCCTGCGGCTGAAGGATACCGATACGTCCAGCGGGGCGTAGGTGATTGTTTTAAAAATGTGTTTCTTTTAATGAAATGATTTGTTGAAATTTAAACGCTTTGGGGTCACTTGTCCGTGAGGATGGGTGACCTTTTTCTTTAAAAATATTTAAAAGATAAAGGGAATCCTTGTCGCATAAAGAATTTCTTTGTAATTTTGCAACGTCAAACTAATTAAGACGTGGGGGCAACACGATAAATTCTGCTAAAGGTTATGGAAAAGCAAATTAAGAGATTCGAGGTAGGCAAGCGTTACATGATGCGTAGCGCATGCAATCAGGATTGTGTATGGATGTACACGGTGGTGAGCAGAACGGAGAGCACGGTAGTACTTCAGCAGCTCAGGATGGGCAAGCCTTACGGCGACCAGGCACGGTTCAGGATCAACAAAGGCTCGTCGGAGATATGGGGTGCAGAGGCTGTCCGTCCTCTTGGCACGTATTCGATGTGTCCCACCTTGGTAGCAGACAAGACGTATTAATAACCCTATAAAGAACAAAGTTATGAGAAGACAGAAAGTAGAAGAATGCAAGGAGCTGGCGCACAAGGCAGGCCAGTGGATCAGTTTCGACCCTGACCGATACGGTGAGGGTCTGCTTGACAGCATGGAGGCGGAGCTGGAGGTGTTCCTCGGCAAACTGCCCGAGGACGTGAGGGATGATTACGAGGACAAGTTCATCGCGAAGTACAAGGAATGGATGGGTGCGCTGTCGCGTTGCTTCTCGCAGGCCATCACGGGAGCGGGTGGATGGAAGACCGCCACATTCCGTCGGCATGAGAAGACGATGAATGCGGAGCGGAACGCACGCAAGCGTCTGGATGAGTGGAAGGAGAAGATCATCCGTCGCTGCAACCGTCAGGAGAGGCTCACGGGCTGGGCAGAGGTGGAACGGCTGCAGGCGAAGCTGGAGGAGCTCACCGATATGCAGGAGAAGATGAAGGCGGCGAACAAGATCATCCGCAGCAAGAAGCTGTCCGAGGTGGAGAAGGTGGACGAGATGATGGCTATCGGACTGTCGGAGGCAACGAGCCTTCAATGTCTGGAGCCCGACTTCGCAGGGCGGTACGGCTTCCCGCAGTATGCGCTGAGCAATAATCTGGCGAAGATAAAGGACACGGAGGCGAAGATGAAGCGGCACGAACGGATGGCGAGCCAGGAGGATGAGATACACCGCCATAGCTGGGGCGAGCTTCATGTGGACTACTCCGACGAGCGCTACCGCTTCCTGTTCGATGACAAACCGTCGCAGGAGGTCATCGGAAAGATGAAGGAACACGGCTATAAGTGGTCTCCGGCTAACAAGGCTTGGCAGAGGCAGATTACCCCGAATGCGGCCTACTCGACGAAGAAACTGCTGGAGGAGTTGGAGCAGATTTTCACGGAGAACGAGAAATGACGGGCTCTGGGCGGCGTTCAGTCCGTCGGCTGTAAAGTTATAGGCCTTCGGGCTGAAAACCGCTCAGAATTGAAATAAACGATAAATAATTGGTTATGGAAGAAACAGTAAAAGAGAACCGCCAACGATTAGGTCGTGAGGTGAAGAGAAAGAGAGAGGAGCAGGGATGGACGTGTCAGCAGGTGGCCGATATGTCAGGTGTTAAGGTGCAGACGGTTGAGAAGATCGAGGCCGGAGCGTTCAATGTGCCTGCTGATATTCTGGCGAAGGTGGCCGACGTATTGGGGTATTACCTTACAATCCAACCAAGGGAGGAATGAGTTATGACACAAGAAGAACTGAAAGAGAAGCGCGAGCGCTTTCGTGTCTATGGTGAGATCTGCCTGCTGATGGAGGAGAACGGCTGCGGCTTTGTGGATGATTTCGATATTGATGCTGATGAACTGGAGGAAGCCTTAGGCGAGCCGATTCTGGTATTCACGGATGATGACGATGATCATGCGAAGAAGCTGGAGGATATAGAATTTTTGGATTGTATGCTATTGGTAGGGTGTAGTAACGAGCAGGCAATGTTTATGGATGTGTGCTCATGGACGTTACATCAGATTTATGAGGCATTAAAGAACTTTTTTAAGAAGAATTGACTATGGCAACAATAAAAGAGGATTACGTTAGCTTTGAAGTGGCAAAGCTTCTAAAAGAAAAAGGATTTGACGAATATTGTTCTAAGAGTTACTTTAAGATGGACAAAACGCTTAAAGAATCAGGTTTCTCTGAGTGGGAAAAGGTTAATGAGATAAAAGCTCCCACTCAATCTCTGGCGATAAAATGGTTGAGAGAAGTACACAATATCTTTATAGAGATTGGTACAAGTATAGACCTTAACGGTAATTACCATTTCAGTTACACAATCCTTGATAATGAATGTAAATATATAAGAAGAGGATATTCAGATTTTGATTGGAATTATGAAGAAGCAGCTGAAACAGCAATAAAGTATTGTCTTGAAAATTTAATTTAAAAGATTATGGCACAGGAAATGGTTACGAAGTTCTTTGTGGAGCATATCCAGAGGTGGCTCGACGAGGAGATGAAGAGAGACGAGCAGCTTGCGGAAAAGGTTCAGCAGTCAGGAAAGACAGCCGAGCAGGCATGCAACTTTGTGCTGGCCGAGGTGCGGAAGTCAGGGCGGTGTGGCTTTGATGACCCAGAGGTGTACGGCATGGTGCGGCATTTCTTCGATGAGGACGAGATCAAGGACCCGGGACGGCAGACCGATATAGAGCGTATCGTCATCCCCGAGCATATCGAACTGTCGGAGAGTGAGAAGGCAGAAGCGAAGGCGATGGCGCTGGCGGCGTATGAGGCGGAGCAGAAGGCGAAGCTGAAGGCAGAGGCCGATGCCAAGGCCAAGAAGGAGCAGGAGCGTCTGGAGGCCCTGAAGGCGAAACGTCAGGCCGATGGCGCATACGTGAACGACTTATTCGGGGGGCTCTGATATGTGCATGAGTGGTTATCTTTGTGGAAACGTAAAGACGAAGAAGGCTATGAAGGCAAGGACGAAGAGGGAGCACCTGCTGCTGGAGTTGCGCAAGGGGCTGCGGCAGGGATTGACGGAGGCACAGAGGCGCTGGGCGGCTGACATGCTGATACGTGAGGAGCTGGGAGCGATGCAGATGACCATCGTCACGACGCACAAGGGCTGGACGGTGGTGCGGACGTTCTTCTGTCAGGATGACAAGGCACGGGGGATGATCTGCGACGAGGTGTATGAGAACTGGATCGATGATGATGGCAACGAGACCATCCTGTCGAAGTCGTACAACCGCAGTCCGTTCTTTTTCAACTGGAAGACGGACAGCGAGTGGGGTGTCAACCGCCACAACGGGCATTGCTCTGGCTATTATGTGATGGATGATGTGTACAAGGTGGGCCAGAACTATATCTATCCCATCCAGATGGTGACGAAGAAGCTGAGGCGCAACGGGTACAGCGACAAGACGATGTTAAGGTGCGACATTGAGCCAGTGGTGCTGATGAAGCTGCTGCTGACGAATCCGACGGCGGAGTGGCTGGTGAAGGTAGGGCAGTACAAAGTGCTTGAGTATCTGACACGGTATGGTGATATCCTGGTCGTAAACGAGCGACATCCTCTGCTGATAGGTGCGGTGAGGATATGCGTGCGTAACGGCTATCATATCTACGACGCATCGATGTATGCGGACTATATCGACCTGTTGCGGTATTTCGGCAAGGACACGCACAATGCGTACTATGTATGCCCGAAGGACTTGCGTGCGGAGCATGACCGTCTGATGCAGAAGAAGCAGCGCATCGAGGAGAAGAAGGAGTTGGAGCAGCGCATCAGGGAGGCGGCACGTCATGAGAAGTCATACAAGGAGCATCGGGGCCTGTGGTTCGGCATCTGCTTCGGCAACGAGGACATCGTGGTGACGGTAATCCAGAGCGTTGCGGAGATGGCCGAGGAGGGGACGAAGATGCACCACTGCGTATTCGCCAACGAGTACTGGAACGTGAAGAAGCATCCCGACAGTCTGATACTGTCTGCGAAGGATAGGCAGGGCAACCGTCTGGAGACCGTCGAGGTGAACATGAAGACGTGGAGCATCGTGCAGTCGCGTGGGTTGCTTAACGACCCGTCGGAGCGGCATGATGAGATCATCGAGTTAGTAAAAGAGAATATGTACAAACTTAAAATTGCGTAAGATTATGAACAAAGGAAAATTGACAATTGAGAAAAACGAAGAAGAGATGGTATGCCACATCGATGGGCCGACGGAGAAGGCGGCAATCGTCAGGGATGCAATCATCCATGCGATGACGGAGATGAAAGTGGAGGGTGACGAGGTGCTGCCCGTTCTGGGCGAGGCGGTCATCGAGTTCCTGATCGTCATCGCGAAGGCATGCGGTATCGAGGATGAGCTGGAACTGATTAAGGACTTCGGCGAAGGTATAGTGACGGCACAGGTAGAACTTAAAAAGTGAATGATATGCAGATTTACATTGCTACGCCCGTCAATGGGCGCAAGGAGAAGACGCTGGTGGAGAAGAGAGCCGCAGCGTATGAGAGAGTGAAGGAGATGGCGGCATACCTGCGTGGGAGGTACCCAGATGCGCTGTTCGTGTCAGGGTTCACGGTGTACCCGTTGGAGCAGGAGAGCGAGATGCGGGAGAGCTACGTAATGGGCTGCTGTGTCCGTCTGGTGATGGAGAGTGACATGCTGGTGATGGATGAGACGTGGCGCGACAGTCGAGGCTGCTGGGTGGAGCATGAGGTGGCCAAGCAGTACGATATCCCCACGAAGTCATACCAGAGAATGAAGTTGAACGATAAATTGAAGTAAGATATGAAGGTAACGAAACAATATACAGAAGGCGTCATCGTCATCAAAATAGAGGAACAAGGGATGATGACAAATATAATTGCACTCAAAAATGACAGGCAGATGCGCCGTCTGGGCGAGTGCCTGATAGACTTAGAGCGAACGGGAGCGAAAGAGGTGCAGATAATACCGAAGGAGGGTTGACGATGGATAAGATAGAGTTATTCAATGACCATTTCCAGAACTTCAAGGTGTACGGCATACCTCATGCCCAGCTTATCATCGCAGATCCGCCGTATAACCTCGGAAAGAATGCATACGCAAGCAATCCTGCGTGGTACAAGGACGGAGACAACAAGAACGGTGAATCAGAGCTTGCGGGCAAGGAGTTCTTCGATACCGACAAGGACTTCAGGCCTGCGGAGTTCATGCACTTCTGCAGCCAGATGCTTGTCAAGGAGCCGAAGGCAGGAGTGACGGATGAAGAGATAGATGGAGCGGAGAATGATATGGCGGGCAGCAGGAAGAAGTCGAAGGCACCTTGCATGGTGCTGTTCTGTGCCTTTGAACAGCTGCATTATTATATCGACCTCGGAAAGCGCTACGGGTTCATGCATTACATACCGCTGGTGTTCCGTAAGAATTTCTCCGCCCAGGTCCTGAAGGCGAACATGAAGATCGTCGGGAACTGCGAGTACGGTCTGGTATTGTACAAGGACAAGCTGCCGAAGTTCAACAATGACGGGCAGATGATATTCAACTGCTTCGATTGGGTGAGGGACACAAAGACGCCGAAGGTTCACCCTACCCAGAAGCCCGTGCAGCTGTTGGAGCGGCTGATAGAGATATTCACCGACAAGGGCGATGTGGTCATCGACCCGTGCGCAGGTTCAGGAACGACATTGTTGGCAGCGATGAACACGATGCGCAGGGCGTATGGCTTCGAGATCAAGAAGGACTTCTACAAGGATGCCAAGGAGAAGGTGCTGAGGTGCGGAGAGCCTAAGCTGTTTTGATAATATTTGTTGAAAAGTTTGGAGCGGTGCGGGGATTTGATTATCTTTGCACCGTTCAAACTTTATAATAAACAAAGAAATGGAAAGAATCGTAAAGTTGGTTTTTGTGGCGCTGCTGTCGTGCCTCACGGTTCAGGCGCAGCACAAGGTGTCGGTGAATGTCATTAAGTCGGTGGCGATGGGAACACTGAAGCTGGAGGAATCAGAAGGCACGTATTACATGCTGGTGGAGACGGACAACAGGTACCATCCGTTCGTGTCGGTGATACTCGGTGACAGCACGGAGGCGGTGCGGTTGCTAACGTATATGTCGGAGCTGAAGCTGGGGAAGAACGACAGGGGTGTGTATCTGGAGAACATCAGCGAGAACGTCATCATGAAGGGCCCGCTGGGAGCGTTCAATATCTATGAGAAGACGGTGACGATCTGCGGTGTGGCGCATCGTCTGAACATCAAGAAGCTGCTGAAGGCTCTCACGGAGGGCGGCAGGGAGCGCAAGCCTGCATACAGGCGGTATGATGATGAGGACTGACAGTTTGTCGGTGGTTGTTAGGAAAGTCTAACAAGTTCTAACAAGTGGCACTTATGAGGCAATAAGGGTGGGTTATTCGTTGATAACCTGCCCTTATTAGCGTGCAAGTGTTTCTTAAAAATAGATAAAAAAGTGTGATGGTGTTTTCTCTTTCTTGTTTATGGTTTCATACCCAGAAAACGGTGTTGCATGATTGAAAGAAATTGTGTATCTTTGCAAAGTCATTAAAAAGCAAAGTTATGAAAGAAAAAGGATTGAGTTTTGAGGAGTATGCAAAGGTATTGTCTTTCCTTGTTAAATCAAAAGGTTATGATGAAGTGGTAAAAGGTGCCGCACAGGTGCGTGAGGGTATGATCGCAAATTCGTCTCCTGTCCTTGACAGATTGCCTTCATTGTTCAAGGAATGCTATTTCTATATAGTTCCGATAACAGAGGAGACAAAGGTGATGAAAGGTATCATCATAGATGCCGACGAAAAAGATGACGAGACGATTTTTTATTTCGTAGGCGAGGACGGAGAGATATACAACGATGATGATGAGACCGTGATGCGATTGGATAAAAAAGAAGTGGAGACAATCCTAAATGAAATGAAAGAAGATATATCATAATAAAATATTTAAATGCTTGTTGTCGGGTGGTCTGCTGTGAAGTATGCCACCCGATTTATTGTTAAACTACGTGAAAAACACAAGAGTTATAAGGATTTTCCTTATCTTTGCGCCGTAATCATTTAAAAAACAAAGGAATATGGCAGATTTTGAGTTGAAAGTGGAGGTCAGGGAGATACCCATCGGCCTGTTATCGGAGAACACAGGACAGATACCCGACGTTCCCAGGAATCCGAGGAAAATCACAAAAGAGAAATTTGAGGATTTATGCGAGAGCATCCGCAAGTCGCCGGAGATGAAGGTGCTCGACGAGATTAGGGTATATCCGCTGAATGGCCGGTATGTGGTTATCAGTGGAAACCACAGATACAAGGCATACAAGAAACTCGGATGGGAGAATGTGCTGTGCAAGGTATTGCCAGAGGACACACCGAAGGAGAAACTGCGTGAGTATGTGATGAAGGAGAACATGCACTATGCGGAGAATGACGATGCGCTGCTGAGAGGCTGGGACATGAAGGAGTTGGCCAATTGGAGGGTGCCGATGACGGTCAAGGCGAGGAAGCAGCAGGAGGTTCCCGAGGTGGAGTTCACCCAGGTACTTGACGAGAGCCACAACTATGTCGTGCTGTATTTCGACAACGAGGTGGATTGGTTGCAGGCGCAGACATTGTTCGGCATCAAGCCCGTGCGTCTGCTGTCGACAGCGAAGGACAAGAACAATGTGAACGGCAACAAGGTCGGTCTGGGGCGCGTTCTGCGCGGTAGCGAGGTAATCAATCGCCTCTTGAAAGAAAACAGCAGAGGCTCGAAAACTAACCGAAATAAGTAGCGTATGAAGATATCTGTGAACTGTCCGTCGTACAAGCGAGGGGATGATGTGAAGACGTTGTCCTATCTGCCGTTCTGCCGTGTCTGGGTGGACTGCGGAGAGTATGACGAGTATAAGAGGAACTACCCGGAGGCGGATATCATCAGCTGCCCAGAGGGTGTGCAGGGGAACCTATGCAGGATACGTAACTATATCCTTGATGAGGAGTTCAAGCGGGGCATGGATGTGGTGCTTATCATCGATGATGATTTCACATGCTTGCGTCGCTTCGACTATGTGGCGAGTGAGAACTGGGGTTATGAGCCGTATATCATCACGGCTGACGAGTTCCTGACGGTCATCGAGAAGTACAGCATCATTGCATCGGATATGGGTGCGAAGTTCTGGGGCGTGAACTGCAATTGCGACCCGATGGCGTACCGGCACAACACACCGTTCTCGACACGTTCTTATATCGGTGGGCCGTTCCAGTGCTTCCTGAAGGGGAACAGATGCAGGTATGATGAGAACCTTCCTCTAAAGGAGGATTACGACATGACAATCCAGCAGCTGAACACGGAGCGTGTCGTGCTTCGTGTGAATGCCT